ATATCTATACTTTCCTGACTCGATATTTGCGCCATTATTATATGGTCCTGTTCCTGTATTAGACTTATCACCTAATCTCCAAGCATTTGTTTCTTGTTCTCTTTCTGGAGAATAATAACTGTAGTATAATGCCCAAAGAGAATTAATAATACCAATGCTATCGTCGTGAAACTTTATTTGAACTGGGTCATAATTAATATTCTTATAAACAATTTTCTTTCTATTGTATTGATTTTTAATATCAGTATCAAAACTAAATCTTGGCAAGGATGAATTTTTAACTAGTAAAGAAATTTCACGTTGATGTCTACTTTTCCATTGTTCGTTGCCTAAGGCATCCCAATTAATATCAAAGTACACATGAAAAAGAAATTTAGTTTTTGGCGCTCTGGCCATTGCGCCATCAACAAACGCCCTAGACGCATGTCTAGCATCACCTAAATTACCTTTAGGATTTAATAGTCCAGACCCGAAGCCTGATAAGAATCTTGTAAATTTATCTGCCATACTACTATTTAGTCACAAAAAAAGCTCGGGGTTTTATGCCGAGCTTTAGTTGTTCAACAAACTATCTTTTAACTAATTGTGTGTTATGCTCCACCACCAGTTGTTAAGCTACCGATTGTTCTAGCACCAATATTTCTACCAATACCGTCAACACCGCCGCCTCTATACTGGATAGCATTGTCGTATCTTAATGTCATGTTAATCATTGCTGGTTCGTTTGAAGTATAGTTCAAGTCACCATAATCAATGTTCTGTACAAAAGTACCATACAACTCAAATGTTTCTAATACATTTGGTGTCTGTGTACCATTACCACCATCTAAGATTTCAATTAGTGTAGTAAATTTGTAATCTTGTCCTGATGCTGCAGATGCTTGCTCGAAGAAGTCGAACTGCTTCTGAACTTGCTCACCGCACAATCTTTGAATAGAACCACTTGCGTCATCACGAACGTTAAGTGTAACTTGTTCCCAGTTGTGTCTACCTGCTAGGTAGATACGTGAGTTATATACAGGAATTTCCATCTCTTCAAAGTTAATCTTTGGACGAGTGATATCCTGTACTTGTTTTGTTAATTCTGTTGGTACAGTACCATTAGCACCAAAACCTTGTAGTACCACACGGAAGCGATACTTTAGTTTTGGCATCAACAAGCCTTGGTTGCTTGAAGATGTATCAGTTGCCAAAGGAACTGTTAGTTTTGATAGTGTTGAAATAGCCATTTAATTTTGCTCCGTTTGTATAATATTATTTAGCATAATGAGTGGGGGACTAAATCCCCCACGCTATTTAGGCTGATGCTTGTCCTTGGATTTCTCCAGTATTTTTAAGTCTTAGTGGAATGTAAATGAACTCAATTGATTTAACTGGTTCAATAGCAATATCCACATAAAGCTCGTTACGATCAATACGTGCCGCAGTGTTGTTTGATTCATCACATACAACAGCAAAATCATAAAGTGCTCTTAGACCTACAAGCTCGAGCATTAAACTCTCAACTGCCTGTTTGATTTCGTCTCTAGTGATCTTATCATTAGGTTCAAAAACAAACGGTTTAGCAAGTCTATTAAGTTGTGTTCTTAAGTAGATTACCAAACGTGCTACGTTGATTCTATCTAGTGCTGAACTACCAGATGCTCGTGTTCTTTGTCCATAGTTAACAAGTCCTACACCGTTAAAGAATGTAAGTGGGTTAACTTTAATATCATAAAGTGTATTTCTTTGTGAATCAGTTAATGAAACATTTTGGAAAGCACCTGTAGTAGCATCAACATATCCTACTGATGTAGCGTTAGTAATACCACCTCTTCTGATACCTGCTGGAGCAAACCATGGATAACTTACCTGATCACTTACTGCTAGTGTTTTTAGCATCATGTGTGAACTTGGTACAACAACTGTTGAACCTGTGTTATCAGTGGTTAGTCCGCTTGGATAAAACACGCCTGTGTATTCATCAAATGTTACTAGACCTGTGTCACCGTTATCAGTAGCACCGTTTTCATTATTGCCCCATTCAACCAAAGACTGTGTATCAGCTTTTAGTCTGAACGGTGAATCAGCAACAACAAATGCCGTTGTGCCTCTGTCAGTATTTAGATCGACTAAGTTCTGTGTAACTTCTGGGTAGCCTGGGCAAGCCATTAAGTTAAACTGACGTACTTCGTCTTCTCTAATTTCTTGGTTAGTAGCGATAGTTGCTTTTAGTTTTTCAATAACACTCTGTCTTTGAGCTTTTCTACCAAACTGGTTAGCTGAGTCAGTAACCCATCTATCAGTTGCGTAATTTGCCATTGATTGACTATTAAATCTATCGTTATCTTCTGCTGTATCAATGTAGTCTTCTCTATAAACTTTAATATTGAAGCCTGATCTACGTGTATTGAACAACATAATGCCTTGTGGATAAAGTGCTGGATCAGGAGCATCTGGATCAATATAATCTACTGATAGTAAATTTTTAATTGTACCAGCTTCTGTTTGAGTTCCGTCAATACCCCATCTTGCGTCAGCAAATACAACACCATCTTCACTTGTAGCATCGTTGTTGTCAACTAGATTCCATTTTAACGCTCCTGCGTCATACTTGTAAATTACAGGATAGTTTTCTAAGTCACTGGTGTCAATCCAAATATCGCCAGTTACTAGTGATGTTCCATCGCTCTGTTCTACTGGGCGAGTTGGTGATACTTTAGGTCCTGCTGGGTCTGTTGTTGGATTTGCGTTCACATATCCTTCCCAAGTAGTACCGTTATGTACCATAATATCAACTTCATCAGTTACACTTGAATACCAACGCTGACCTTCTTGTGGATCGTTTTGTGGAGCATCATTTGAAGCAATGTAACCATATGTGCTACCTGCTAAAGGTAACCAGTTACTAGCAACAAAATCATATGTGTCACCTTGCGGTGCCGCATACAAGTTCACTGTGCCTAGTGTAGTTGAATAGTCATAAGCACTAAAGCCAATACCTGCCATTGCGCTATCTACATCTTCAAATCTAATCTCACCACCTGCGCTATGACTAATTACAACCTTGCCATTAACTACTTCTGCTTCAACATAATCCATTTGAGCATTGTTAATAGCTGTAGCAATCGTATTAGCATCAGATGTCGCACCAGCGGCAGTAAATGTTACTGCGTATGCTGTGCTTAGTGCAGCTTGTCCGATAATTGACTCTCTAATATTAATTGTGTACGTTCCTGCCGTTAATGAACTAGCAGTAACCGCTGTACTTTCGACTGATGTAGCACCTGTTTGCTTTCTAACAAAAAGTTTAAAACTTGCTGTTTTAGGTGTACTATCGTACCCTGAATCTTCAGTGTAGTTGTACTGTACAAACAATGAATCTGTAGCAATTGACTCGCCGCCTGTTGTTCTATCTAAGTTAAAGATAGCAGTTTGTGGGTTAAGATATAGTGGTGCTAATGTTTCTACCCATGATCCAGTAGCTGTATCCCACGACTTAACTCTCCAACGTGACCCTTGATTTGGTTCAGTTGTTTTAATCCAAACACTTCCTGATGGACGTGGCAACTGTGAAGTTGACTTCCACTGTGGCACTGATGTGTGTGGATCCATTTGAAGTTCAGGACCATAAAAGTTACCAGCACTTAAACCGCCAACTGTACCAAACAGTGTGTTAATTGAAGCAGAACCATCAACCATTTCAATTACGTTTGAATCTGTACTGTCACCTACTCCGTCATCAACTGTATCAGTGATATAAAGAGTAAACTTGTTATTAACTTTGGCAGCCTTAACGCCTTGAATGCTAAGGTTGTTTACAATCGTTACAATGTTGTCAACAGTCGAACCTGCTGGAAGTGTAACTGTAGTACCGTTAATCTCAAAATCTGTTTGAGTTGCTTGCGCTGAGTGACCATCTCTTTCAGCAGTAAACACTGGCCATGTTTTGCGCCATTCTTTTGTTCCAACTTCTGCCCAAGATACTGGGTTACCTGCTGTAGTGTAATCTACGCCTTTGTAAAAAACTCTAATAACATCAGAAACTGTAACAATAGCATAGTCGCCTACTTTACCAGTACCTGAAGCAGGTGCTGTACCGTCTAACTTAGCAGTATCAGTTGAATTAATAATAATTGGAGATTTGTTAGTAAACTTTTGACCATCTAGTGTTGACGGATTGCCGTCCCACTGGAAAATGCCCCAGTTTGTGCTTTGTGTGTCTAGCCACCATTGGCCATCAAACGGATCAGCGCCAGGTACATTTGCTCCGGCTGTTAGTTCGTTAAGATCAATATCAGCTCTTACTACAAATGCAGAGTTAGCAACTCCTAAGAATGAATAAGCGGCTTGTAAACCGTATTCGTTTTGTTCGTCAGCGTGTCTTGGACCGCCGGAAACTGTTTGTTTAAAAACTGGTGTACCAAAAAAGTCAACTAGCTCTCGCTGACTTGAAACTTTATATACTTTCCCTACGTTTGCCGCCAACGTTCCTTGTGCGATCCCTGTAGCTGAAGCATTCTGTTTATCTTGGGCAGTAGCAACTACGATAAGTGGAGTGGTACCTCCGTCTGCGGGAGTGTAAAAACTCTCGTCAGTTACCGTAACCTGCACGCCTGGTGATTGTAGTGCCATTCGATTATCTCCTGATGGTTAAATTCTTGTATAGATATTTATCGGCATCAGACAAAAATGCGGTGTAAACAACGCAGAAAAAGGGATAAAAAAGGGTAAGTACTAGTATGAGACCACTATGTAAATGCGGTTTTAGGCCAGCCGCAGTCAATTATAAGAAGAACGGCCGAACCTATTACAGAAAGATGTGTGAGAAGTGTTTAAAGCACGGAGACAATCACGGTATACCTAAATGGTACCAGTTTGGCTATAGGATGAAAGATCAGTGTGATAAGTGCGGATTTAAAAGTAAACACAAACAAGTCTTTAATGTATACCATATAGACAGCGATCTAAACAACTGTCGTCCTAGTAACTTAAAAACAATATGTGCTAACTGTCAGCGAACTCTTCAGAAAGAAGGGGTGAAGTGGAAGCAGGGAGACTTAACTCCAGATTTCTAAAGACCGTACGCATTAGAACATCGACGTTCTTTTTAAGTCTATCTAAGTCGCCATTGTTATCAATAGTGTAATCACACATCCACTGTTCGATAGTCATACTTGAAGCAGGTTCTAAATGGCAGTGATCTGAACGATCGACCCATATAGCATAATCAAATATTTCTTCATTTTTCATAGCGTGGAATTCACGTTTATTACGTAGGCCACAATAGATATCATGTTTAGCAAACAAATTACGGCCAAGTCGTGCTAGATCATCTTTACAATAATCATGAATCATGTTGTACCATTCTGTACGATGGTTGTGACGATCTGCGTAACATTCATCCTCGTCAGCATAACCGTACTTGTCTTTTAGATCGTTAAAAATAAACAACTCTGAACAGAATTTTGAACTTGATTGGAATGTATATCCGTATGCTTCTAGAAGCTCACATACTGTATCTTTGCCATGGCGGCCGTGTCCAACAACTAATAACTTTGGTAAATTATTCATTTATAGTAACCTTTGATTGTCCTACTCCAACGGAGCCTTTAGGGAAAGTATTAAAACCAACACTGTATCTATCATTTATATCGTTAGTCGGTACTTCGTGTTCTAAGTGACTTGGAAACATAATAATATCACCAGTTTTGGGGGTTATTGTGTAGCTCTCCATGTTTAGCGTATTAAAGTTCCGTACTTTTGGCTTTACAGTGTTATGAAAAAGATTGGTATACGATGAAGATTTATTAAAAATAATAGGTGATGTGTTATCAGTTACTTCTGGATAATATACTCCGCTAATCATAGAACATTCGTGTATGTGATTAGCAATCCAGTCATCGGGTTCTGTTTTATTAAGCCAGCTTGTTGTTAATTCTAACTCTAGCTCAACGTCTAGTGTTTGTACAAATTTATGTACAGCACTTTCAATTTTAGTTTTTATAGCTGACATTTGCGGCTTGTTAAGAAAGTACATACCTTTGGATGTTTCTTCTAAGTTATCATCTAACTTGTCTACTGCGGCTTTGCCAGGTATAAATTTAAGATTTTTTAGCCATGCTAAAGTTAAAGGATCCAACGAACCTATATTAGTAGTTGCTAGGGAAATAGGAAATAACGGTATAACATTTATCATACCCTTATTATAGGATATTTTGATCTATTTGTCAACCATTAATACCAAGGTTTGGCTTTTTTTGTGCTTCTTGGATTGTTCAATCTATTTGCTAGTACACTTGCTGTATTAATAGATTTTGTACGCTTTTGGTGTCTTGCTTGTGTAGGACCTGTTCTAGCTCTAGTACGTTTCATCTGTTGTGCTTTTGCTACATTAGGATGATCAAAACACTTTGATGGATGACTTACTTGTCTACTTTTTCTAGGACCTGAAGCACAGCGAAACTTTTGTTTTACAGTTCCGCCTCTAGCATCTTTTTTACCTACACCCCAAACCATTTTAGCTTCTTCGATGTAGTAATCTTCATACTCTTGTGATATAAACTCTGATGCTTTCATTGCTTATCCTATAATTAAACTGTAACCTGAGTTATTGCTTCCTGCTACAGAAGTTACTAACTCCATAGTTAATCTTTCTAAATCTGCTTGTGCTTCTGCTTTTAGGTTAGCACCGTTAAGAGCGGTACCGCCTTGTGGACCAGCAATACTAGCAAACTTTTCACGTGCTTGTGCTAACATCATTTTACAGTTAGCAAGAGTGTAATCCTTAATCCATTGTCCTGCGTATACATCTTTAATTATGCTTACATCAGGTCTTCTGTTATAAACATGAAGTGCTACTTCTTCTTCTGATCTAGGTCTTTGATGAATATAAAGTTTTTTAGTTTCTGGATGCCAACTAAACTGAATAAAACTACCAAACGTTTTACCAACACGCTCTTGATAACCAGCAAATAATTCATATGTTGCTAGTCCGCCCATGTTAGTTGAGCTTAACAGATATGTGTTTGTATACGCAAGATTGAACGGTTCAAATACTGTTCCACCTGCGCCACCGCCGGATCTAGATCCTATACTTCTACGATATACTTCTCGTACCATTTGAATTTCATCTGGTAACGTATACTCGTTTTGATCTAATTCAAGTTTTAAGAAAGCAAAACTTTCTTCAACAGCATTATCAGAACGCTGTCTAAAAACACCTAATGAACGCTCAAGAGCAGTTTCATAGTGTTCTGGATCTAACTCAACATCAATCATACCTTCACCAAGCATAGTGCGGCAGTAATCGAATACTTTTTGTTTTTCTTGGTCTAATTGGCTCATGTAAGTATTTATCGTTCCGATAAATATGTTTATGCCAAGATTAAGTTTATATCGCCCAGAGAAGGGCAACGACTACAAATTTATAGATAAAACTGCCTGGGAAATGTTCCAAGTAGGGGGTACAGACGTGCTTTTACACAAGTACATAGGCCCTGGTGAACAAGCAGATGGTGAATACAGTCCTACTGTTCCAAATTATGAAAGCAGTACATCAAGTCCGGAAACACGTATTCAAGATATGTTGTTTTTAGAGAATAGAGACAGGAAGTATGAACCAGATGTATATCCGTTAAGGGGTGTTTATAACGTAAACAACATTGATTTTAATTTAAGTCAATTTGGTTTATTCTTACAGAACGATACACTGTTTGTTACATTCCATATTAACGACACTGTAGAAAAACTTGGTAGAAAAATTATGGCAGGAGATGTAATTGAACTGCCACACTTAAAAGACGAGTTTGCGTTAAACGATTTAACATTTGCTTTAAAACGTTTTTATGTTATTGAAGAAGTAAATCGTGCCGCAGAAGGATTTAGTGTTACTTGGTATCCTCATTTATATAGGGCTAAGTGTACACCGTTAGTAGATAGTCAAGAGTTTAAACAAATACTTGATAAAGTTGCCGACGATGAAAACTTCAAAGGAAAATGGAATCCTGAAGTTGAATACGAAATTGGCGATGTTGTTGAATACGAAGGAACTAATTATACTGTAATTGAACCAGTTATAGGTATTGCTCCTCCGGATAGTACACACTATAAGTTTGCTGATAGGCTCAGAGATATTATGAGCACCTATGAAAAAGAAATGCAAATTACAGAAGCAGTGCAGGATCAAGCAGAAGCAGATGCTCCACGTAGCGGTTATGACACAACACCATATTACACTGTTCCTATTGATGAAACAACAGGACATGTAAAAACTGTTAACGTTAGCAATACACAAATAGGGGCTGGACAAACAGGTAATGCTGTAAGTGCTACTACTATTGAAGCAACTCCAGTAAAAGACGGGTATCAAAATTATCACGAAGATGCTGTGCCACCGAACGGTGCTCCATTTACACAAGGTATAATATTCCCGGGAGGCCCTGTAGAAGGACAATTCTGTTTAAGAACAGATTATCATCCTAAGAGATTATTTAGATTTGACGGGAAACGTTGGGTGAAATACGAAGATAATGTAAGAATGACTATGAGTCAAAATAATACAGCAACTGGTGATCCAAGATTAAATCAGAAAGGATCATTTATTAATAATCCTACTGTAAGTACTATTAATGGTAAACAAGTTGACGAAAAACAAAGCCTTTCTAAAGTGCTTAAACCTAAAGCGGACAATTAATAATGGATTTCTTTTATGACGGACAAGTAAGACGCTATGTAACTCAATTTATGAGAATGTTCATAGGGTTTCAGTATAAAGATGGCGATGGCGATTTAAAAGCAATTCCAGTTTCCTACGGCGATCTTACAAAACAAGTAGCACAAATAATTAGAGAAAACTCAGAAAATAAACTTCCAAGTGTTCCTAAGATTGCTTGCTATATTACAGGACTAGAGCTTGATAGATCACGCACAGCAGATCCAACGTTTGTTAGTAAACTAAGTGTGCGTGAAAGAGATTACGATGACTTTGATGCCACTGGTGATCCTATATACAAAAATAATCAAGGTCCGGGTTATACAGTAGAACGCTTAATGCCTACACCATTCAGACTTACTATGAGAGCTGATCTATGGACATCAAATACTGATCAAAAATTACAAATTCTAGAACAGATACTAGTATTGTTTAATCCTAGTTTAGAAGTACAAACTACAGACAACTATATCGATTGGACTAGTTTAAGTGTAGTAGAACTTAGCGGATTAACGTTTTCAAGCAGAAGCATTCCTCAAGGTACTGAAGTTGATATCGAAATAGCAACAATGGATTTTGAAATGCCTATCTATATTAGTCCACCTGTTAAAGTTAAAAAACTTGGTGTTGTACAAAATATTGTAATGAATATGTTTAATGAAGACGGTGCTTTAAAATCTGTAGAAGAACTAGCATTTAATACTTCAGGAATTGTTGAAAGAACAGAGTTTGCTACTCCAGGTCAATTTGGTGTACTACTACTAAGTTCTAAAACTGTTACTGGTGTCGATACAGACAATTACTATGTAAGTGTACTTGACAATAATGAAGCAGTACAAGAACTTAATTTAAACACACCGGTTAAGCAAGGCGAACGTATTGATTGGAATGAAGTATTACCGATCTACGGAGGTTATAAAGCTGGAATAAGTCAAATTAGATTTACTAAACCTAACGGAACTGAAATAGTAGGAACATTTACATTAAACCCATTAGATAGTTCGTATCTAAATGTTACTTTTGATAGCGATACTTTACCAAGTAATAATTCAGACATTCCGTTTGTATCAGGTATTATTGATCCAACTACATTTAATCCAAAAGATCACAGTATTACTAAAAATACAAAATATTTGATATTAGATAATATTGGAAACAAATCAAATACAGATGGGCCTGACGCTTGGAAGAATAACGACGGTACAGATTTTTATGCTAGTACCAACGATATAATCGAATGGGACGGAACTAAATGGTCTATAATATTTGATAGTTCTAGTTCAACTGCTATAAGATATCTACAAAATCAAAACACAATGATACAATATATGTGGGACGGCGAGCAATGGCTTAAATCCTTTGAAGGCGAATATACAGCCGGATATTGGGGTTTTGATCTAATTCCTTAATATATAATTGTATGCA